GACGCCGCAGCACGGGATGTCGCAGATGTCTAAATCTGTAGCTGATCCTAGCACGGCTCTGGGCCGCGCCCTCAACAATGTCTTCGTTTTGCACATTGGCAACGCCGTCACGGGCGTTAAATTCACCAACGCCGTGATGCTGAAGTCGACGTCTGGTGGTAACTTGTGTGTCTCTACGCTTCATTCGTTCACTGGGGTTTACCCCAATTTGGGCGATATGGACGTTGAGATCCCTGGTGGTACCACCTACATTGGCGCCAAGGGTGGTAAGATTAGCGACACCGTTAACCTAACCATCAAACCCGATCGGTATTTCACCGTCGAGAGCTCTGATTTGATTTTCTTTGTCATCCAGGGCAATCAGTGCAGGGACATAACCGGTTATTTTACCACCGCCAAGCACCGGGCTAGCACCAACAGTAAGAGCTTCAACGTGTCGCGTTGTCACGGTGACAATGTGCACCACGTGCTCAGAACCACCAATGCTATGCTCCACCGTGTTCAAAACATTCCAATCGGTGATCATACCCACAGCATCAATACATTTGTTGCTAGCTGGGACAGGCCTACCGAGAAGGGGTGCTGCGGCTCCCCATACTTCCAATGCGATGGGAACAAAACTAGCATTGTTGGAATACATCAAGCTTGGAATTCTGCTACGCAACTCTCGCACGCCGTCCACGTCACCGTGGAGGACATAGAGAGGGCCTACGCGCAACTTTGCCTTGGGGCGGATGCCTCGTTGCCCGTCGGGGCTGTTGAACTCCAGGGTTCGGCTTCGCTGAACATCATGCATCGCGAATTCGACAGGGAGCTTGCAGGCATTGACCCCAACAGGGCCATCCGTGGCCTTCAGCCCCTTGCGACGAAGAGCGTGTTTCGTCAGAATGACAATCCCGAGGAGGACATATCGGGCACGTTACATGTGCCCGGTTCGTTCGCCCAGAGCTCCTTTCCTCCGAAATCCAAGGTTCACGAGCATCCGTTTAAGGACGACTTGCTCCGGGTCACTGGGCTCCCTCCGGGAAAGAAGGTCCCGCCCCTCCCTCTCAAGGGATCTAGGTTTTACCAGGCGAAGAGGCACTTCATTGCCAACGTGTGCAAGATCCCCAACACTCTCGCTCCAACGCTGGTCGTGGCAGCCCTCAACGGTTTTCTCGTGGACAGCTTCACCAGGG